TCAGGTGCAGTATTCGTAATCGTTAAAGTTCCACTTGTAGTTATTGGACTTCCACTTACACTTATTCCTGTTCCACCACTAGCTGCGACACTTGTTACAGTTCCTAAAGGATTGACTGACCAAGAAGTATCTGTGCCATCTGTTGTTAGATACTTACCTGAGTTACCTGTTTGACTAGGTGCAAGTGCATTAAACGCAAGATTAGCAGTAGTTTGACCAGTTCCACCATTTACAATAGGAATAGTTCCTGTTAATACATGGTCTGCGTTCCAATCACTTGGTCTTACCAGATCGGTCGCTAGTCCGGTGATAGTCGTACCAGCGGAATTGAACAGCGTTACCGTGCCGGTGAAGTCTCCAATGGTATTGCTTTTGATGTGGGTGATTGTGGCGAGCATCTAAATCCCCAGTTGTCTTTTCTGTGCAGAAGTCGGTAGTTTCCTGAAAGCGTATGCCTGGATATTTAATCCATCGCAAGCGGTCAGGACTTTCTTGAATCCTGCTCGTGTCAGTTCTTTTCCGAGAGACTTTTCAGTGAATCCGCACTTGTGAGAGTAGTACAGATTCCCCTGTTTCATCACCTTGCCCCACCCATACAGTACGTCGTGGAAACTGATCTTCGTGCCGTTTCCTACCTCGTACCATGGATCGTCGATTTCCAATCCACCTTTGTGGACTGCTTCGATGAGAGCATTCAGGTCAGGAACCCGGATATCGGCGAACCCATCTTCCTTGAGGACATGGTGGATTCCGTCCAGAACCTGTGGAACCTCGTGCCGATAGAAGTGTTCGAGGTTATGCGAGCATAGAACTGCGTCGTACTTTTTCTTGATCGTTCGCATGTTCTTTGCATCGCAAAGGATGTCCGGTTTTACCTCTGGGTCTATATCGAGTAAGTCCTGGTCCCATCCTTTGTACTCGGGAGGAAGATGGTGACTTCCTCCACCCACGTTCAAGACGATCAAGTTGAACCCGTGAACAGGGTCTGACTTCCCGAGGAAACCCCGTTGATGTTGATCTGTAATCCTGGAACCAGAGACACCACACCCCCGAGGTCGATATATCCAACGACCTGTTTTGCAGCGGTCGTGTTGTCGTAGATGATTGCCCATCTAGCGGTAGTCGGGTTACTGGCGTTAGCCGCCCAACTGATCGGGCTCGTCGCGGAGATAGTACAAGTGGTCGTACTCTGGGCGACCGTCACACCAGCGAGGGTCACTCCACCTGTCGAATACGTCCCTGCTTGTGCGAGTTCGTTGGTCGAGTAGTTCTGTACTCCACCCGCTCCCCAACAGGGATCTGAATCTCCGTTGCTCGGAGTGGTGGAACTGTTGATGAGCGCCACTTTCCATACGTCCCCGTCCGAGTCGATGGCGGGAGTGTTCTTTGCCCACGCCTCAAGGACGTTGGCCATGATCTTGGTGTCGCCTGCTGCCATGATTTACCTCATTGCATCTCTGTGGGTTGGACCATAACGACCCGTTTACGTCCTGTCTTCGGATCGACGATAAGTTCTTTGGGCATGGAGATGGTCTGGGAGAGTGACTGAATAGCATCGAGCGTATTCGTGAGTAGTTCTCTCATCCCATCGTCCTTTTCCTGGACTGAGGCTTGTTCCTGTTGGGATTTCATGTCTTCCCGTTGGAAAGTTGCTCCAAGTTTCTGAGCCTCGAAGTTCTGCGAAGCCGCAGTTGTCTCCATCGTGGTGCTTCTGTTCATCTCAGCGATAGCCAGTTTCGTTGCTTCTACCATCCGTGCTTTTTCGAGTTCGGCTTCCCGGTTCTTGTCGTTCTCGATGGCGGTGGCGAGGATCTTCTGCTTTTCCAGTTCTGCCTGGGCCTGGAACTTCTGGGCCTCTGCCTGGAGTGTCATCTGTGTCTTTTGCTGATCCGACTGGATCTTCATCATGTCCGGGTTAGGTTGTTCCTTCGGAGGAGGCATGGTCGCTGGGTTCGGCCAGAAGCCTTCCGGGTTCGCAAACCCCGACAACTTCAGCATTTCGATGTTCGTCTTGTGGATGTTCTCTCTCTGAACCAGTCCGAGAGGCATCCCGATCTGCATCTGGGCTCCAAGGACTGCCTGGAGTTGCGCCATCATGGATTCCTTGTTCCCCGCTCCTACACCTACGGAGATCCTGATATCCCGCTTCGTCCTCCACGCCTGTGGATCGACGAGAACCCAGTTGCCCTTCAGCTTGATCGCAAGTTGCTTGTTGGCATGTTTACTGATGATCTCCCAGACTGCCGTGAACAGGTGTTCGACAGCGGGGGACATCATCCGGGCTTTATGTTCCACCCGCATGGACGCCATGTTCTGTAGGGCGATGGTTCCGCCCATCGTCTTGTTGATCGCTCCAGCGTCCGTTCCTGAGAAATACCTGCTTGCTCCGGTCCTGTTCTGTCTATCCTGGTCGAAGTATTCCAGGCTTCCGATGATGGTATCGAAGGAGAACGGATGGACCAGTGGGATGACGTGACCTTCTCCGGGAAGGGATTCGTCGGTCATCCGAATGACTCCACCCGGTCGTGCGTCGAGGAAGTCTTCTAGATTCACCTTGCTCGAAATTACGTGCCGTCCGTTGTTAGCTAGATACAGGTTATCCAGTGCTCCGCGTTTCACGGCTTGCTTGATGTCCTGGATATCCATCACCGACTCGGCAACAGACATACCTATATGTCTATGTGGGAGGGGTTCCGAGGTCATCGAGGACACGGGGATGCTTGCGCAGGGTTCTACGTAGAGGATGTCCTTGCCAACTGCGATTACATAATAGAGGCGCGATTCCCCGTCCCCTGCATCTGCACGAATCCAGATCATCCGAGCCCAGACGAGGCGCATGATGCCTTTTCCGTCTTCGTCGAACTGGATCTCGTTGAACCTGTCCCGAGCGTTATCTTCCGATGTGGGATATATGGAATCGTCGTCGTTGATCTCTTCGGGGACATCGAGCCCCATATCCCGGAGGTCGGCAATCGTCTTTTGCTGCCGGAACTCGAAGTACGGGCATTCCTGGAGGGTCCAGTCCGGGGTATCGGTAGATATATAGCAGTGCTCGGGAGGGAGGACCTTGATGCAGACCTTTCCCTCGTTTTCTTCCCTGTCTATTACCAGATCGTGTTCGAGAACCGGTTGGGGTTTAGGAGGGGGAGGCGGAATCTGAGTGGGTTGGCCCGTCTGTTGAGCCTGCATCATGGCTTGTTGGGCCATTTGCTGGTACTGCTGCATCTGGGTTTCCCAGGCGCGCATTGCATCAGCAGTTGCTTCGTCGTCCACCTCTTGGGAGTGTTCTACGACCTTGATATCTGGATCTTGCATGAGAGAGGCGACCTGTTCGTCGCTTTGACTATCGTATTTCTCTCTCACGAGCCTTTTCGACTCATCCCAGTACGCAAAACAGTATCCGTTCCCCAATAACATGCAGTCGTGTATCCAATCGGACACGATCTGCTCCCAGTTATTCTTCTCCGTGACGTAATGCTTGAGGATAGCGGTGGTTTGTTCCGCTCCTGCTTCGTCGTCAGGTCCGATGGGTACTGCTCGGCAGATTTCATCGCTGGAACCGGCGAATATCTTCACCAGGCTCGGGAGCATGACTTGGATGGTTTCGTAGACAGAGCGATCAACGACCTGCGATCTGCCTTGGGGGGCCGGATTTGTATTCAGCCCCAGGTAATACTCGATGGCTCTTGCCCGTTTCTGACCCAGGACGGTGTTTTCGTCCCAACCGTAGGACTTTTCCTTTTGTTCGTCGATTGCCGCTAATAGCTTGTCATTGTCGATAGCCATTACGACACCTTTCGAGGTCTACCCGGTCCTCTTTTCAGTGTAACAGGCTCTGGAGGTGTTGTATATGCCTTGGTTTCCAGTTTCCGTTCCAGTTCTGCCACTTTCTCCCTCAGTCCCCGGAGTTCGATCAGTACCGATTTGTACGCAGCGGTCAGGTTCATTGGTTTCCTTGATGAATACTTCTCTCTCAAGAGTCTTGAGATTGACTCTCAGCCATTTGTTTCCGATCAGGTGGAATTCATTCATACGATCCCGGCGGTACTATATTGAATGGGTTTCAGTTTGATGGTCATCGGGGTCACATAAGCCAGTCCCCGTCCAAAAAGCCCAATAGCGTCCACTGCGTCGTCGTGTTTACCGGCTGGGAATCTCAGTAACTGTCCCTGAACGTCTGCTTTCCAGGGGGCGAACTTGGGCCACCAGACCTTTCCCATCGCCATCATTGCCTGGATACCTCTGGCTCTTGCCTCTTTATCCGCCATGCTCGGAAGCCATTCAACTCTACAGTGGGCTCCGCGCTCACTGAGTCTCTTCATCATGAACGGCTCTACCGACCTTCTGATAGGTCCAGCTTCTCCGAACCAGCATATGGGTTTATGTTTAACCACGAGGTCCGCCATCCGGTCGATCCAGTGGTCAGCGGCTTTTTGACCCCTCCACCAGTCCAGTACATATATGTTCCCCGAAGCATCGACCCCCATTATTGCGTGCTCGGTGTAGTCCCCACTTGCTTCGGTAACTGCCAGATCGCTTGCCCCGTATATCTTCATGTTCTTCGGGGGATCTCCGTACTCGTTCATCCATTCGCTCTTGAAGTAGTCCCCATCGTCCGCCGTAGGCTGTTGCTGATACAGCGCCCACCAGCTTCTCGTATCCTGTTTAGCCCGATCCACCATCTCCTGGGTCAGATACTCCGGCCACAACAACTCTCCCGGCTCCCTTCCAAGAGGATCGTCGTACTGAGCCTCCATCGGGATGGAGATCACCTTCCACTTATCCCGATCCCGCTCAAGAATCCGGCCCCCGAGGTCATCCTCGTGCCAGCGGGTCATGATTACCACTTGACGGGCTTCAGGCTTGAGACGAGTTAAGAAATCGTTCAAGTACCACTGCCACACCCTCTCCCGCGATCTATCCGAATCCGCATCTTCCCTGCTTTTGACAGGATCGTCGATAAGTCCGATATCCGCCCGTCTTCCAGCAATAGCTGCTCCAACACCCGCAGCCATGTACTCCCCACCTTCGGTGTTCTCCCAGTTCCCGATACTCTTTCTATCAGGAGCAAGCCCAAACCCGAACACCTCCCTGAAAGCAGGCAAGTCAACGATATTACGGGAACGCCTGGAAAACAACTCTGCGAGTTCATCCGTATTCGAACAACCAATCATCAAGTTTTTCGGATTACGACCCATGTACCAAGGCGGAAACTCCACACTTGAGTAAGTCGATTTAGCAGAGCCCGGAGGCATACATACCATCAGGTTCCGAGTCTCCCCCAACTCAACCTTCTCCAACTCCGCTATCAACAACCGATGATGCAAAGCAGGCTTGAACGGCGCCCTTCTATATAACAACCAAGCAGCCATGCTCGACTTGGCAGACCTTCTCGCCAGTTCCAGATGCGCCTGCCTCGAAGTCAGTTCCATTCAATTTTTCTGCAAAATTTTTGCACGAACGTGATTATGCCTCTTCAAGATTGCAGAGCACGCTTCTTCCTCATGTGCTCTCGCATCTTGATCCTATGAACCTCAGCATCTCTATGCTTCCCATGCCTTGTTTCCACCACAGTAGATGTTTCCACCTTCTGTGTTTCCACCACAGGCACTGTTTCCACCACAGGAACAAGCAACTTCAGAACCCTCGGATCACTACACCTCCACATAGGATCATGTCTCAGACCCTTGCAAGACGGAGTTCTACAGATAGGAAACATCCGCAAATTCCATAGAATTTTTCCGAGTGGGGCCCCACCCTGAACAGAGCCCAGGCCCTTCAAAGACGCATGCCGGGGGGGTCTAGGGCTTGGCGTTGCGGGCCGCTACTACGGCCGCAAGCTCGGCATCGGTGAGAGCGTCCACTGCCTTGGCTGTGCTGCCGCTATGGTGTAGGTCCAGCCTGTCGCCGTAGAGCTTGGGAAGCATCTTGGATAGCATCCACTTCCTCGTGTCCACCATGATCCTGCGATGGTCGCTCGGGATACTGGTGTCGTCGCTCACCTCGATCAGATCATCCGCCAAGCGCTTGTAGCCCTCTTCCCGGGCGCGTGCGTATTGGGACTCGAATGTGGGGTCCCTGTCTATCAGGCGTCTGATCTGGATTGGATCTTGGATGTCTGCATCTCTACATGCGTTGCGTAGGCTTAGTCCTGATTCTAGGGAGGTGAGGATTACTTCCTTTTGTTTCT